ACTAAGTCAGCGCCACTCCCGCTGCTGGTAGATGTACCGGTAATTTTTCCACGCGGTGGCGGCTGCACAATCACCTTCCCGGTAAAAGCCGGCGACGAGTGCCTTGTAGTATTCTCCGATCGCTGCATTGATTTCTGGTGGCAAAGCGGCGGTGTGCAGGAACCGGTTGATCCGCGCCAGCATGATTTGTCGGATGCATTCGCCATCGTCGGGCCTCAGTCGCAGGCGAACGTCATTGGCAACATCAGCACCACGACGCTGCAGATGCGTACCGATGACGGATTTGCCTATATCGAGCTCGACCCCAATAGCCATGGCGTGAACATCATGGCGCCAGGCGGATTTAACGTCAAAGCGCCACTGTCCGAATTCAGCAACGCCGTTAAGGTCAATGGCCTGCTGACCTGGCTGGGAGGTATGGTTGGCAGTACGGTGAGCGGCGTCGCGGCGAAAATTTCCGGCGCTATCCAGTTTATTGGCACGCTCACATCCAATGGAAAAGACATCAGCGACCAGCACACCCATAACAGCGTGCAGTCTGGTAGCAGCAATTCTGGCAAGGTGAACTGATGCGATACAGACGCGAGGACGCTGACGGCGATTACACGTTCGGGCGCGGCGATGATACCTGGCTTGTTAATTCACCTGACGCCGTGGCGCAGGCAGTCAAAACCCGTTTCCTGTTGTGGTACGGGCAATGGTTCCTTGATAAGACGGAGGGAACACCGTGGATACAGTCGGTTCTGGGTAAACAGAAACCGGAAGCCTATAATCTCGCAATCCGCCAGCGGATCCTTGAAACGCGCGGAGTGAAATCCATTCAGTCATTTGATACCAGCGTGGACAGCGCCAGCCGCCGCGTCACCTTCACCGCCACCATCGACACAATCTACGGAACGACGACCGTTTCAAGCGAGGCTTAATGGCTCTCAATTTAGACACGCTGGGGTTATCGGCAACGGTAACCGCCCAGGGGATTAGTGCGCCTGATTACCAGACTATCCTCAGCACAATTACCGGCTATTTCCAGCAGATTTATGGTACCGACGCTTACCTTGATCCGGACAGCAAGGATGGACAGATGGTGGCGCTGTTCGCACTGGCGATACATGATGCCAACAACACAGCCATTCTGGTCTACAACTCCTTTTCTCCCTCAACTGCCATAACTGACGGACTTACACGTAACGTCAAAATTAATGGCATTGAGCGGCGCGGGGCGACCAGTTCCACCGTTGATCTGACCCTCACGGGGACAGCAGGAACGACTATCGCAAACGGGTCTGCGAAAGACGCTAATGGGATTATCTGGAGTTTGCCCGCCAGCGTCACTATCGGTCCTGATGGTACTGTGACGGCAACGGCCACCTGTGCCAGCACCGGTGCGGTGGCTGCAGTCGCTGGCTCAATCAATCAGATAAATACCCCCACACGCGGCTGGACTAAGGTCAGCAACGCTTCAGCGGCTACAGTGGGTACCGCTGCAGAGAAGGATTCAGAGCTGCGGATCCGCCAGCGGCAGAGCGTGGCACTCCCTTCAAAAACACCGTTCGATGCACTTGACGGCGCGATTGCTAATGTCACGGGCGTGACACGTCACAAGCTCTATGAAAACGATACCGGAAGCGTGGATGCCAACGGCCTGCCGGCGCATTCAGTAGCCGCTATTGTCGACGGCGGAGATGTGAACGCCATTGCCAGAGTGATTCAGGGCAAAAAGGGGCAGGGGGTATCGACGTTCGGCAGCACGGCGGTTCCGGTGCAGGACAACTGGGGTAATCCTCACATCATCAGTTTTTCCCGATCTGCACCGGTACCAGTGTACGTAGCCATCGTGCTGAAGGTTTTCACCGGATACACCACGCAGGTTGGGAACGATATCAGGGCGGCGATTGCTGCTTACATCAACTCGCTGGATATCGGCGACGATTTGCTGCTGAGTCGCGTCTATTCTCCTGCCAACATCGGCGTGGCGAGCGGTGGTGAGAGCCGGTATTACGACATCAGCAGTCTCCAGATTGGACGCTCAGCAAATGCCACCGCAGCGGCAAACATAACCACAGCCTATAACGAGGCGGTGACGTGCTCAGTGGACAATATCTCAATTACGGTGGCGACATGAGCAAATACACCGACCTGATTACCAGCTATCACATGGATAAGCCCCTGTTCATGCAGCACATTGACCTGTCCACCCGTCCGTTGTCCGACACGGCCGGCGCAATGACCAGCCTTATTACTGCCTTTGATATTGATAAGGCAATGGGCGTGCAGCTGGATATTCTGGGTGAGTGGATTGGCCGAAAGCGCACTGTGGCGATACCGATTGCTGGCGTTTATTTCGCATTCGATACAGAGGGGCTCGGGTGGGATCAGGGAGCCTGGCAGGGACCGTATGATCCGGATAGCGGCTACACCAGTCTGAGTGATGAAACCTACCGCATCATTCTTAAAGCCAAAATCGCTATTAACCAGTGGGACGGCACTAATGATGCACTGAAAGCCATCCTTGATGCCGCGCTGGCAGGTTCAGGCCTGAGAATGCAGATTGTCGACGGTCAGGACATGACGATTTCTATATGGGTTTTTCCGGAAACAGACATCAGTTCGGTGTCCCTTGAGTTGATCGCAGCTATACGCCAGGGATACCTGACTGTTAAGGCGGCCGGGGTATGGGCCGGGAATATACAGACACCTTCCATTTTAACGCCATCGGTTGGTTCAAGATTTTTTGGATTCGACATGGACAATGAATTTATTGCCGGGTTTGATGACGGCGCATGGGGAGTAAATCTTTAATGGCAACGAATAACTTCAAGCCTTTTGCAACTGGAAATAGCGCTAACGTCACTGCTCAGTCAGATTATGAAGCCCTCGCCGCATTGCTGAGTGGTTTCCAGTCAGGTAAAGCCAGCTCAGCACAGATAAATAAAGCTCTCCGGCAGGGAACGGTCATGGCTGCAATGCTGGGCGCATTTTTAAATGACAGGGGGCTTGACGCCAAAGATGATGGGAACATCAATACGCTGATGACCAGCTTTAAATCGGCGCTGATCAGTCTTTCTGATACCCGATATCTGGCAACTGCAAACAGACTGATCGAATTTCTGAATGCCGGAGCTCAGGTACAGTCTGATGCGCGTTTCAACATCGGATGCGGGAGCGCTGCGAGCAAAAATGTTGGTTCAGCTGCCGGAAACATCCCGGATATGTCCAGCTTTGCAAACCAGCTATCTTCAAGCGGGTACCAGCAATTACCGGGCGGACTGACTATTCAATGGATGAATGCATCTGCTCCTGATGGCACCACAAGCGGATCAGTAGCGCTGCCCGTAGCCTTCGCCAATCAGACCCTTATTGCCTTCGTTTGCGACTCGATTACGACAGGCTCTCCTAATAACTTCAACCTCGCATGGAGCATTAATGCGACGACAAAAAGCTCCATTTCCTGGGTAGCAACAGCAGCAGGTGTTGGAGCATTTACAATTTTTGCGATCGGGAGATAAAAAATGGGTATGTATTATGCTGCATCCACTAATGGTTTTTATTCAAAGGAAATGAATGGAGATGGTATCCCGGAAGATGCTGTTGAAATAACGGATGAGGAATGGATTGCGCTACTGGATGGTCAGGCTGCGGGCAAAATGATCGCTTCAGACAAAAAGGGCAATCCAGTGCTTAAAGACTATCCAGCCCCTACCGCTGAGCAACTATCAGATATGGCAGCAGCTGAAAGGACAAGGCTTATTGCGCTGGCTACAGTTGCTATAGGCCCCCTGCAGGATGCTGTTGATCTGGAAATTGCCACCAGCGAAGAGACTGAGAGCCTTAAAGCATGGAGAACCTACAGGGTAATGCTCAATCGGGTAGATACCTCCAAAGCCCCGGATATCACCTGGCCGAAGAGTCCTGACGCATAAAAAAGCCCGGCGACCGGGCAATGACTCAACCGCGCCTTTCTGAGAAAGCTACGGGGTGGGATTTGTTAGCATAGATTTATGCTGCATTCAGAGCCAAGCGGCAGGCGAAAAAAAAGCCCGCCAGGGAGCGGGCCAATTCCATCAAAGTTCAAACACCATGAAAAATAGCTGTGATAACAGCGATGATTAATTGTTTCAATTAGACACAAACAGAAAAGCCTCTGAGGTTAATCAGAGGCTTTCATGTTTGCATCCAAGTGCGCGTGCATTTCACGTGCATTTTTTTGTGCTGCTTTTGTAGTTCCGTTGTCTCTGCGTAGTCTTTGGATTCAGTCTACACGGGGCTTTGTCCCTGCAACGTCCTACTATAGGTGGCGGTGAGAGGGGGATTCGAACCCCCGATACGTTGCCGTATACACACTTTCCAGGCGTGCTCCTTCAGCCACTCGGACACCTCACCACATTTACTTCGCC